TATTTTTAAAGGTGTTGAAAATAAAGAGTATGCCTACAAATGTAAAACATCAATTGCTAGAATGCATTGTGTATCAGGTGAATGCGTTAAAAGAAAGTTAGGTATTGGTGCAAACGAAGCTTTACCTGAAGTAGGCAAACTTATAAAAGTAAATTCATATCCAGAACCATATTGGATTTTACCTATTCAAGGTAAATCAATAAGACTCTCTACAAAACAATTATATCAACAGCAGTTATTAGGCGAACAACTTTTAAATTACGATATAGTTTGGAGACCATTAAAACCAACTAAAAGAGATCCAGATCCCTATAGAGATTGGCTTGATGAATTGATATCTAATAAACAAGACATGGAAGGTTTTGATTCGGTTGAAGAATTAGGAGATGTATTTAATTCTAGAATGTCACGATTTTTAGAAGATGTTGAAGATACCACTGAATTTGATCAAATAGATTCAGGAAATATTTGGTTAGACGAGAAAGAAATGAGATTTAAACTAGAAACCTTTAAATCATTTATGAAAAAGATGGGTTATAATTGGAATGAAAAAGAATGTACAAAGTTTTTAGAAACAGGAGGTGCTAAGCCTAAGTCTAAGTTCAAGGGTATACAAACTAGACATTGGGTAGTAGCATTACCAAAACAGAGTGAACACAAAAATAAAAATGTCAAATTTGTTAAAGCAAAGGCTGCGTGGGAAGACAATTAAAATCTTTGGACCACCAGGAACAGGAAAGACTGAAAATCTTCTCAAGAGAGTTGAGCGCTATCTCAAGAAGGGATACTCTCCAGATGAAATTTGTTACATATCATTTACCAATAAAGCAGTTAATGAATGTGTCTCAAGAGTCAGGAAAAGGTTTAAAGGTTATGACGAAGATGATTTTAGATATTTTAGAACCTTACATTCTTTGGCGAGACAACAGTTTGCTGAGATTCCCGTTTTAGATCCGAAAGCAGATATGCTTATGTTTCATACACAATACGGAACAATTAAAGTAAATTATAAAGAAGGACATGATGAACAAAAGGTTTTTAATAATTGGTCTTTACAAATTTATGATCGAGCAAGAAATATGAAAGTAGATCCAGTTTGGCTTTACAAACAACAAACTAGAAAAGCTGTAAGGTTGCAGCAATTTAAATCAATTATTGCAGGATACGAACAGTTTAAAACAATGGAAACTGAGAATGGCCAACGGACACCGGACAGGTTAGATTTTACCGACATGGTACAAAAGTTTATAGATGAAGGAGTATCAATACCTTTTAAAGTTTTAATGGTAGATGAAGCACAAGATCTTACTCCCCTGCAGTGGGATTTAGTTGTAAAATTAGCAAAAGCAGTAGATAGAGTTTATATAGCAGGTGATGATGATCAGGCGATTTATGAATGGAACGGAGCTGAAGTAGAATTTTTTCAAAACTTTCCTGGTAGATCTTTAGTTCTAAAAAAATCTGTAAGATTAAATAAGAATATTCATTACTTCTCATCTTGTTTATTGCATTCCATGGGTGAAAACAGAATAGAAAAAGAATTTTATTCTAATGGTAAGGAAGGTGCAATCTATCGTTGGAACGGATTAAAAAAAGTGCCCTGGGATCTAGAAGGTGATTGGATGGTGTTGGCTAGAATAAATGATGTAAAGAGAGAACTCCAGGAGGAGGCAAAAAATTTAGGTTTATATTATCAGGACCAAAAGAATAATAAATCATTTGACCCAAATCAGTTTGCAGCAATTGAGTATTGGAAAAAAATTTGTCAAGGTGGTTCCATCACTAGAGAAGAAGCGTGTACAATGTATGAATTTTTATTAAACATAGACCACGGCTACCGGTCATCGGACAGTAAAAAATGGTCTTTTGCCCACCCAAATCAGGTATTTAATTTTGATGAATTACATCTTAGATGTGGTATGAGAGATGAAAAAGCTTCTTGGGAAGAAACTTTTAAAAGAAAATTTAAGGATAAAGACAAACAGTATTTTAAAAAACTTATGAACGAAGGTGTAGATTTATCACAACCACCTAAAATAATAATAGACACTATTCATCAAGTAAAAGGTGGTGAGGCTGATAATGTTATATTAGCCAGTAAATGTAACTTTCCATCTCATTACGACAAAAAGAATTTATCTGAAAAGATAAAAGAACTCCGAGTATGGTACACAGGGGCAACCAGATCAAAACAAACTTTACACTTGCTTGGAACTAATCATCAATATAATTTTCCATTAGGAAAATATTTTAAATTATACGAGGCAAATTATGTTTAGAAAAATAATATTAGATGCGCTTGAAGATCGATACACTGCTCAAATATCAGAGGCAGAGGCAGTAATTAAAATATATTTAGAAAAGCCAGTCGGTATAGGAGAACATCCACAACACATAGATGAAGTTGATAAACTTATAGAAAAAATATCAGCTGCGGAAGAAAAGTTAGGTATATTAAGAGGATTTAAACTATGACACATAAAGATTTATTTAAAGCGACTACTTATGATTCTTTAGAAAAACAGGTAGGCGGGAATCATTACTCTAAAATGAAAATTCAGCCAGCACATTTTATAAATGAAAACAATTTGGAGTTTGCTGAAGGAAATGCAATTAAATACATTTGCAGGCATAAATCAAAAGGTAAAGCTAAAGATATAGAAAAAGCAATACACTATTTAGAAATGATATTAGAAAGAGATTACTCGTGATGGAATGGATATTCTCTATCTCCTTGATAATAATAATATTTGGTGTAGTTTGTATGTTACTGCATTTTTGGAACAATGAAGATAAATGATACGAATAATTATTATGCTTGGTATTGTTATGACCCTGAGCTCGTGCGTAAAAGATTACGATCTAAACCCAGCTACAACTATCGTAAGATTTTTAATAAATGAATCATCAAATTAATTTTTTATAAAATGATATATACTTTTGATTTACCTAAAAAAAAATTAAACGAGCTGCTCTCTGTTGCTGAAGCTGAAAAAAAACCTATAAATAATAAACTTGCAGGCAACATTAGAAAAGAAATTTCATTAGATAAGTATACTTATTTATTAGAGGATTTTTTGCTAGAACAATTAAAAAATAGTGGTCAGTTAAATGATGAAGTTCGCAAGTTGAATATACTTACAAATCCTACTTCGCTTGTTTTAAAAGAACTTTGGGTAAACTATCAAAAGAAATATGAATTTAATCCGTTCCATAATCACTCAGGTTTACTTAGTTTTATAATATTTGGAAAAATACCATTTCTAATGGCTGATGAACATAAGGTAAGTCCAGGAGTTGATGCTCCTAGAAATCTTTCTGGTGTATTACAATTTTTTTATTTATCAAGTAATAACTATAAAGATCCAATATCAACTAAAGAGTTTTATATAGACAAAAGTTGGGAAGGCAAGGGATTAATGTTTCATTCAAACTTATATCATTTAGTTTATCCCTTTTTTTCTAGTGATGATTATCGTATAACCTTTTCAGGAAATATTTTTTTAAAACATGACTCACCAACTTAATTTTATATATAACGATTCAGATTGGGTATGTCCGAGTGAGTATCCTGATTTAAGGCATGCAAAAGAAATAGCTATCGACTTAGAAACAAAAGATACAAATATTAAAAGTAAAGGATCTGGTTGGGCAACTTTTGATGGAGCGATTGTAGGTTTTGCAGTAGCTGCACTTGGTCAACAGTGGTATTTTCCGATTCAACATGATGCAGGAGGCAACATGGATTTAGGAATTACAACTGCTTGGATGCAAAGTATTTTAAGGACTCCAGCAACAAAAATATTTCACAATGCAAGTTACGATGTAGGTTGGCTGCTTGTAAATGGTTTTGAAATAAATGGTCCTATTGTAGATACCATGATTGCTGCTGCACTTATAAATGAAAACAGATATAGTTTTAGTTTAAACGCTTGTGCTAAAGATTATTTAGGCGAAATAAAAAATGAAACATTTTTAAATGAAAAAGCCAAAGAGTGGGGAATTGATGCAAAGGCAGATCTTTGGAAGTTACCTGCAGGTTATGTAGGATTTTATGCTGAGCAAGACGCAGGATTAACTTTACGTTTATGGGAAAGACTTAAATCAGAAATAAGTAAGCAAAGTTTAAATGATGTTTGGGAAATGGAGATGGAGCTGCTGCCTATATTAATTGAAACCAGAAGAAGGGGTATAAGAGTTGATGAAGAAAAAGCAATTAAACTAAAAAAAGAATTTAAAGAAAAAGAATTTCAAGTATTAAAAAAAATAAAAGAACAAACTACGATTAAACCTGACATATGGGCAGCGAGATCTGTTGCTCAAGTGTTTGACAGGATAGGGGTTGAATATCCACGGACACCGAAAACCGGAGAACCAAGCTTTACGCAAAACTGGTTAGTAAATTGTAATAACCCGATAGCGCAACTAATAAGAGAAGCAAGAGAAATAAATAAATTCCATTCAACATTCATAGACTCCATTCAAAGATATGTTCATAAAGGTAAAATACATTCTGAAATAAATCAACTAAGATCTGATCAAGGTGGAACTGTATCAGGGAGATTATCTTATTCAAATCCTAATCTTCAACAAATTCCTGCACGGAATAAAGAATATGGAAATAAAATAAGAAGTTTATTCTTACCTGAAGAAGGCAAACAATGGGGTAGTTTTGATTATAGCCAACAGGAGCCAAGACTGGTTGCACATTATGCTGCTAGTGTTAACGAGGATTTTGTAGGAGCTGATGATTTTATTGAGGCTTATAAAAATGAGTCTGCAGACTTTCACCAAATAGTTGCAGATATGGCAGGAATTAGTAGAACGCAGGCAAAAACGATCAATTTGGGTCTTTTTTATGGTATGGGTAAGGCTAAATTAGGTAAAGAATTAGGTATTTCTAAAGATAATGCAGAGAATTTGTTAAATAAGTACCACTCTAGGGTACCTTTTGTTAAAAAATTAGCTGAAGCAGTGACTAACAGTGCCTCAAAATATGGCTTTATTCGAACAATAAGGGGTCGTAAATGCCGATTTGACATGTGGGAGCCTGCTACCTTCGGAATGAACAAAGCAATGCAGTATGAGGAGGCTAAGGCCATTTATGGAAATAACATTAGAAGAGCTTTTACTTACAAAGCCTTAAATAGGCTTATTCAAGGATCAGCTGCAGATCAAACAAAACAAGCTATGATTAATTGTTACAAACAAGGTTTTAAGCCTTTACTACAGATTCACGATGAGTTATGCTTTTCTATCAACTCTGAAGAAGATATTAAAGGAGTAAAGGAGGTAATGGAGAATGCTATCGAAAACCTCAAAGTCCCATTCAAAGTCGATGTTGCATTGGGAAGAAGCTGGGGTGAAGCAAAAGAATAACTGCCCAAGATGTAATGGTTCAGGTAAAATAAAAACTTGGTATGACTGTTCAGAAAGTCATGAAGTTATTTCTGTTTGTCCTCTGTGCCAATCTCAAAAAGAAAATTAAAATTCATAATAATTTATATTCAAAACTACTCTTCTTAAACTATCAGTGCAAGAGCTGCTTGAATGTTTAATGTTTGAATCAAAAGACACTAATCTATTTTCAATACAATCTACAGGATTAAAATTTTCAAAATATGTTTTGCCATTGGTAGTGTTAAAATACATAATCGCTGTTTTATTATTTTCATAATCTATATGATAACCATGAAAAATAGATTTTGTTGTTTGTGTTGTTAAATTTAATTTAGCTCTAATTAAAGATT